ATCGTCGGCTGTGACCCGCGTGTCCGGCTTGATTGACAACTCAGTGACCTTGTCGGTTCACAACGACTACAACGCCATCGACGGATTGTTCTTCCCACTCGTCGGCTCAACCGCAGTCACGATGGTTGTCAAGCCAAACGGAACTGCTGCTGCTTCCTCGGCCAACCCTTCCTATACGTTCTCGGTTCTCGTGACGGAGTGGACTCCTGTAAATGGTGCCGTGGGCGAGCTCGCTACTGCCGACATAACGATGCCAATCTCGGGCGGAATCACCAAGAGCGTCGGCGCCTAGTTCTAATCACTTCACCCTGCGGAGGTAATACATGAAGATTGCACTCATTGTCCGAACGACAACGGAGTCACGCAAAGCATTGTGTGAGTTTGCCGACTTCGTCAAATACGAAGAAGTCCACAACGTCTCAATGGCAAACATTGAAACAAACTTGAAGACCCGCGACCTTGCATGGTTCGCATGGCATTCAGAGAAGCGTCGCAAGGTCACGACACTGAACTTTGATGATTGGTGCGGCACCATTGAAGGCATCGACATTGACACGGGTGAGGAACCGATAGTCCCTTTGGAGAGCAGTCAGCCCACTGGTTGATCGCCTACCTGGCGGTTGAGACGGGCATCGCCCCGTCGGTGTTGCTGACAGAGTCACCGAGAATGCTTTACACGATGAGCGCATACTTGCGTTGGAAGCATGTGAAGCAGAATCCGAACACGACCTACAATCGTTGACATGGCTTTGACCGCATCATCAAGTGGCAACGTCACCATCGGTAAAGGTGCCGAGGTTGCATTCATTGCACCAGGTCTGCTTCAGTTCTTGAAGGAAGCATCACAAGCATCGGATCGGTTCAACGGCGAGATGCGCAAAGCAGCTCAGCAAGTTGCCCAGGTTGTTGTCGACCGGGCGAAGGTGAACGCCAATCAGCAACCACCGCACGGCAAACCCAGAGAAGGTTCCTCTGGCCATTCTCAGGCCAGCCAAGTTGTCAGAGGGTTGCGTGCTCGGAACGACCGTATCCCCACCATCAAGCTTGATGGCAAGCGTGGCTATGTGTCGGCTTCAAGGACGAACCGCAAACGGGAGAAGCCGGTGACGATGGGGCAGGTGTTCTTCGGTGCCGAGTTCGGTGGCCGTCGTCGTAAGAACACGCAACAGTTCTTGCGTCACCGTGGCCGTCAGGGCTACTTCTTTTGGCAGGCTGTGCGAGACAGCAAGGGCACCATCGCCACCGAGTATTTGGCAGCCATTGACACGGTTCTCAAGAAGCTTGCTCCTGGGGCTGACTGACGCTACGCTGACATCCGAGGAGCCCGCCATGTTTCCTGAAATACAGTTAGACAACGTCCGTGCTGTCCGCTTTGACTTCGTCAAGGCAGTCGTCCCGAAGCCACTCGCAGAGTCGTGGGCGCATCTGTCATCGCAGTTGCTTGTCAGCAAAGAGACACGAAAGAAAGACCGTCGCGCACTCTGGTCGCCAGTCATCTACGCACCCGGCACCACCCGAGCCAACCGCAACGTCGACGCCGTGACATGTCTGGTGGTTGACATGGACGGTGAAGCGTTTGACCATGCACGTCTGGATGGTTTGGAATACATGGCATACACCACCTGGTCGCATCGCCCAGGTGATGAGCATTGGCACTTGGTGCTGCCACTCAAAGACCCTGTGCCAGCCGATCGTTGGGCTGAGGTGTGGACTTCGTTGCATGAACGCATCAACGTCGTCGGCGACCCTGCGACCAAAGACCCGGCACGAATCTTCTACCTGCCACAACATCCGCAAGGCTCAACACCAAGTCGTCGTATCGGCCACGGTGCGTTCCTTGATGCCGGGTTGGGTGAGGTGTTCATTGCACCTCGGTTGCGTGTTGCTCGGATGCCGAAGGCTGCACAGAACTCGAAGCGTCACTATGCGTTGACCGAGGAGTGGTGGACTGAACCTGCCGACTTGTCGCGGTTTGTTGGGTTGACCCAAGACCAGGTTCATAGTCGTCTGCGTGCCGAGTGGCGGGAACTCACAAAAGACATCGTTCGCTAACAAGTAGAATCGGCAGTCATGGCCGTTACACGTGACTTCCTAGTCAAGCTCTTTGCCGACCCGAAGCAAGTCATCTCGGCGTTCAAAAAGGTTTCAGGCGAAGCCAACGATACGTTCGGCAAACAAGGACTCGGCGGCAAGCTCACAAGTCTGCTGCCTTCATTCAAGACGGTTGGGATTGCAGGCACAGCAGCATTCGGTGCTGTCACCGCAGCAGCAGGGTTCGCTATCAAGGCCGCTGCTGAGGATGCCGAGTCGCAAGCCCGTCTTGCTCAGGCGTTGAAGAACACGTTTGGTGAGTCTGAGGCGTTGGTTACTGAGACCGAAAAACTGATTACCCAGTTCTCAAAGAGTGCTGCAGTTGCCGACGACCAGTTGCGTCCAGCCTTCGGCACACTCGTCACCGCTACGGGTGACTTTGCTCAGTCGCAGAAGTTGTTGTCGTTGGCGTTGGACATCTCTGCCGGTACAGGCCGTGACTTGGAATCGGTCACGATTGCATTGGCTCGTGCCAGCCAAGGCACATTCACACAGTTGACCAGGCTGGGCGTGCCACTCGATGCTGGTGCAGTCAAGACAAAGAACTTTGCTGCAGTCACCAAACAACTCGGTGAAGCATTCGAAGGGCAAGCAGAAGCGAAAGCCGATTCGGCTGCCGGTCGGTTCCGTGCCTTCGGTATCGCGGTTGATGAACTGAAAGAACAGTTCGGCACATTGCTCCTGCCCACGGTCATAACATTCACAGACTTCCTCACGAACCGACTCATCCCTGCAGTCTCACTTGCCGTTGACCAGTTCAGAAGTTCAGGAGTGAAGGCAGGTTTGGCATTCTTTGTCGCTGCGTTCGGAGAGGCAGGCAAGGCCGTTCTTGTTCAGATCGAAGCGATTGGTCAAGGCATCTTCTCCTTCTTGGGAAATGTCGTAAGTGCGTTGAGGCCGTTGTTTGCGGCAATAGATCTTGTTCGTGCCTTTCTTGCGTTTGGGAAACCAATCGTCTCGATTGAAGGAATGATTCAACAAGCCAGCGACGGCATGGCTGCTTCGTTCGCATCGTTCAGTGCACAGGTGGACTACGCCTCAAAGAAACTTGACATCATCAGCAAAGGGCCGATGGACACCGTTGAACGCAAGTTGGCTGCCGTCACCGCCAAAGCAAAAGGTGCCAAAGGTGGTCTTGACGATTTTGGTGATGAAGCGGAGAAGGCTGGCGGCAAAGTTGGCAAGGCCGGAGACAAAATCAAGACCGTCGAGCAACGCCTCTCCGAGTTCACCAGCGCATCAAAGAAAGCGAAGTCGGCTTCGGATGCGTTCGGTCGCAGTCAGAAGAACGTGGAGAAGGCGCAACTCTCCGTTGATGACGCCACCCGAGCGGTGGCCAAAGCCCAGCAAGAACTCTTGGCTGCCCAGCAAGGTGGCAGCCCTGCCGAGATTGAGGCTGCTCAACGCAAGGTGGCCGCTGCCGAACGTGGCTTGGCGCGATCCAAGTTCGGGGTTGAAGAGTCAATCATCGCAGTCAAGGATGCTGAGAAGGCACTTGCCGCTCTTCGTGCCAACCCAGAAGCATCTGCAGAGGAAATACGCAAAGCAGAAATTGATTTGGCTGAAGCACAGTTTGATGTCGCTGACGCTCAAGACAGTTTGATTGACCAGACCACAGACTTAGAAGAAGCCCGTCGCCTTCTACGCATCGAGACCATCGGCCTCCGTGAAGGTGACGAAGAACTGTTGCCATTCCAAGATGCGGTCACGGCGGCACAGATTGCTGGCAAGGAAGCAGCCGATGAACTGACCGAAGCAATCGCAGAGCAGACCGAGCAGCTGAACGAATACATTGCGGCATTGAAAGAACTTGACGCGGTGAAGGCGTTGTTCCCGAAAATCTCTGCTGCCAACCCAGTCACCGGCTTGGTGCCTGTCGTGCCTGCTGCAACATCCGGCAACGGCGGCAGTGGCGGGCAACGCAACCTGCCCGACAAGGTGGAGATCACAGTGAACTCGAGCATCGTGAATCCGTTGCAGGTAGCCCAGGAGATTCAGGATTATCTTGACCAGTTGAATCGCGCCTACGGAACATACTCGGTGTAGCCGATGGCAAAGACAGCCATCTGGGGTCAGACATACAAGATTCTGTTGGACACTGGGCTGACCCAGGATGCGTTCACACTTGACAGTTCGGTGCTCAACGGCGTTGATGTGCTGGATGGGAACGTGGACTTCGCTGACGTCACCGAGTTCGTGTTGAGTGTCAACATCAAACGTGGCCGGCAAACCCAGTTGGACACCATGTCCATCGGGCAGGCCACCGTCGTGCTCGATGACAAAGCATCCAACCGTTCCTTCGACCCGGCGAACACCGCATCCACCTACTTCCAAGGCGGGTTCGGTATCGCCCCACGACGCTTCGTGCAAATCTACGGTGGCACCGCAGGACAAGAACCGCTGTTCATCGGCCGCATCAACGACCTAGACATCGACTACGTGCAACCCAACAACTCGTTCGCCCTGGTCACTTGCACCGACGACCTCTCCACCCTGGCACGCACCAACCTCGTCGCGTTCAACCCGTCATCGGAACTGTCATCGGATCGCATCACCACCATCCTTGACCGCCCAGAGGTCGCATTCTCCACCGCCCTACGCAGCATCGCCACCGGTGTCGCCACCCTCGGCACCGTCGCCTACGACAACAACGACAACGTCAAGAACGCACTCGACGCAGTAGCCGTCGCCGAAGACGGACGATTCTTCATAGACCGTGGCGGCACCGCAGTGTTCCAGCCACGCATCGACTTCTCGTTCTCCACCGCAACCATGTCATTCAGCGACAGTGCAGGCACCGCCTACGCCTACCAAAGCTTGTCCGTTGGCTACGGTGCCGAGACGCTTTACAACCGCATCCAGGTCGGTGTGCAAGGTTTGTCAGTTGCGACTGCCGTTGACACGACATCATCCACCGAGTTCGGTGTCACCACCCTCAGCTTGTCCGACCTGCCTCTCGACACCCTCGCAGCCGGTACGGCCCTAGCCCAAAACTTGTTGGACAAATACAAGAACCCTGTGTTCCGATTCAACGAGATTGGGGTGACACTCAACGGGTTGTCTCCTGCTGCTGGGCAGGATGTGTCGACGTTGGAGATTGGTGATCTGGTGGCCATCACCAAGACCTACACGACCGGGTCGCCTGCAACCGTCACCAAAACAATGTTCGTGGAATCCATCTCCCACGACATCACACCCCAGACTCATCGTGTCTCATTGGGTCTCGGCCAAGCCCAACTCCTCACCCAGTTCATTCTGGATACGAGTGAACTTGACGACGCTGACGTTGGGCTAGGATAACTACATATGGCCAAGCAGACCTTTTCGACTGGGCAGGTGCTCACTAGTGCCCAGATGACTTCGCTTCAGGCGAACGACTACAACTTGTCCGTCTCAACACAAACCGCCAACTACACACTCGCTGCTGCCGACAAAGGCACACGCGAAGTGATGAACATGAGTGCTGCCGGAACTGTCACGGTGCCGAACTCGACGTTTGATGCTGGTGATGCGGTGTGGTTGCATTCGATTGGATCTGGCACAATCACTCTTGCTGCTGGTGCTGGTCTCACGTTGAACTCTTCTGCTGGTACGGCTCCGACGTTGGCGCAATGGGAGGGCGGTGTCGTCTATTTCACCAGCGCGTCAGCAGCCATATTTTTTCGCGGTGGCGCAGGCACAGTTATAGAAGTTGAAGCGCTTGCAGTTGGCGGTGGTGGTGCAGGATACGGAAATGATGGTTCTTACAACGGTGGTGGCGGTGGTGGTGGCCAGACACGCACTACTCAAAGAGTTACAACCAAAGGAACGTTGGGCGTAATCGTTGGTGCTGGCGGTTCTGGAACAAGTGGAACAGGAACATCTGGAACCGAAAGTCGCTTCTTTGATATACAAGCACCAGCAGGAAGTGTTGGCACAAGCACGACAGGTGGCGCAGGTGGTATTGGCACAACTGCTACTGGTGGCAAAGGTGGCGATGGAGCTGACACATCTGCATCAAACGGTGGTAACGGAACAGCAAACGACATTACAGGAACTTCTGTCACTCGTGGCGGCGGTGGTGGTGGTACTCGTGGTATTGGTGGTTTCGGTTTGGGTGGAACAGGTGGTGGCGGTAACGGCGGTGGCACTGGCGGTCCAGGCGTCAATGGAACTGCCAACACTGGTGGTGGCGGTGGTGCAGGTGATGACAGTCAGCGTGGCGGAAATGGAGGCAGCGGAGTAGTCATCATTCGTTATCTCACCGCAGCCGCATCTGGACTGACCATAACTGGAACTAATGGAACGAGCGCAACTAGCGGTTCATATACTGTTTGGACGTTCACATCTACTGGCGTACTAAGGATTGTGTAGACATGGCTCATTTTGCGCAACTTGACGACAACAATAAAGTGACACAGGTAGTCGTACTTGCTAACGAGTTCATCACTGACGAAAGCGGCAACGAAGTGGAAGCACTTGGTGTTGGCTTCTTGGCTGGTCTTATCGGCGGCGTATGGAAGCAGACTTCGTACCACGCAAACTTTCGTGGCGTTTACGCAGGTATCGGTTTTACTTATGATGCTGACTTAGACGAGTTCGTAGCACCACCACAACCCGACCCCGTTGAGGATGCGCCCCAATAACAGCCTTCGTTGGCTGATTCTCGCACCGGCAGTCTTCTTCGCCTTCTGGCCGACTACCGCACAAGCAGACCCGCAACCAGGGTTTGCCACCACCTACTACACCATCGACGAAATACCACCGCTACGTTCCACCAGCGAGTATCCGATCTGCGGAACCGAGACAGAGAACAACATCAATCGCAGTTACGACGGCGAACCATACGAGAGCTGCACAGGCGACTTGTTCATGGTTCACATGACCGGCTACATCGACATCCCTGAACACACGACGATTGAGTTCTGGTTGGCCACAGATGACGGCGGCTACGCCAACATCGGCGGCAACGAGTTCGAGTATTGGTTTGACCAGGGCTGCTCCTGGATACAGTCAGGACAACTAGAGATTGAGGCAGGCATCCAGCCGCTCGAAGTGTGGATGTACGAGCACGGCGGGGCGTCCTGCATCATGCTTGCCTGGAACATTGACGACGAAGGCTGGTCAATAGTTCCCGACGAAGCGTTCACCCAAACCTCAACACCAACCACCACCACTCCGACTAGCACCACCGTTCCAGAAACCACCACCACTTCTACGACGACCACGACTGAGCCTGCAACCACCACAACCGAGCAGACCACGACCACCACGACGGTCTACGTCGCCCCGGCTACCACGACGACTACGACCACCACCGTCTACGTTCCGCCCGCCACCACCACAACTACAACTACTGAGCCGCCTACGACTACGACTTCCACCACTACGACTACGACCGAGCCTCCGACAACAACTACCGAATCAACTACGACGACTCTGTTTGTTGATCCAGTTCCCGAGACAACTCTGCCATCTGTAACTGTGCCTCCTCAATCAACAACCACCGAGCCAGCACCCACAACCACAACGCTGCCGGAGCCATCAGAACCAGAGCAGCCAGAGACAGAAGCATTGCCCGAAACTAGCACCG